TGATGCTATTACGTCATTATTAAGCTCGATAATTGCGTCTCTTTTATTTCTTTCTATTTCTATTAATTGATTAGCACTCTCTTGCTCTATGGTGGCTTTTTGAATATTATATTCTGTCTGAGTTATTATATCTCTTGCTCTAAGCTCATCTAGTGCAACAAATCTTAGACGTTCTTGCTCTCGAATTACAGCTTCATTGTTTATCTTTGCCTCTGAAAACAATTGCATCGCAGTTTTTTGTTTCTCTAATGCATCTATGTCACCATCTGAGGAATCTTTTTGTACGAGCAATAATTCTTTTCTAGTAGCAATTTGTTTCTTTATTTCTTCGTCTAGTGATGCGATTCTAGGTATTAAATTCTCTATAGTCTTTTTGTCGCCTACACTGACAAATCCAAAAAAACTACCATCTTTTAAATCTGCTAAACTGTTTTGTAGCATCTGCTGCTTGTCTACATTTTTAGCGATTGCCTCATCAAGTTTTCCAAGTTCAGTAACAGGCTCATCCGTAAAGCCAACAAGAGTTCTGATACCTTTAAGACCTTCTCCAAATTCCTGTATAAACTTAGTTGATTCTTTTACGGCACTTACAAAGACTGGGTTTTTAGTTATAAAAGCACCAATCTCTTCTAGCAAATCACCAAATGCGTTAGAGTTTTGATCGACAGCAGCAGAATAACCCTTAACATCTCTCTCGGCTGCGCCACCAAATTTCTTTTCTACAGCATCTAGCGTTCTAGCAAAAGTTTCTGCATTGTCGGCACCTTTTTTAATTACTAAACCATATCTGCTAAAAGATCCAACTTCACCAGCGGCAGCCTTACCAACTAGCGTTGCAGCGCTGGCAAGATCAATTCTTAAAGCCGTGGCAAGATCAGCAGATGCTTTTGTGGCCCTCTTTAATCCTTGCTCATCCAAATTACCAAGAGATTGAATTAATGCTGCATTTTGTAAGATAACCTCATCGCCAAATCTACTCGCTGCTTGCAATTCGCTGGCAAAATCTTGTATGCCTTGACTTGCATTTAATGATGAATTTGTGGATGCTATTAGTGAACTGTTAAGTGAATTTATTGCATCTTCTTGAACTCTTGATGCATTTATAACAGTGTCAAATGTTGATGCCAATGCTTTGAATGCAACTACACCAGCTAGAATTGTGGCAAAGTTTTTCTTGAAACCATCAAAGGCACCCTCTGCAGAATTATTAAATGATTTCCCAAAAGATGCGCCAGCTTTTTGACCTATCTTTGCCGTATCAGAGCTTAATTTATCACCAGCTTTTTTAACATCACCAGTCTGTAAATCTAATTCAATGATTATTTTATCGGCCATTAGAATAACTCCAAGTCAGTAGTTTTTACTATTCTGGAATCAAAATTCTCTGGGTAAGCAGCTTTATATACTTGCTTGTGTTTTGTTTTTTTGTCTCTATGTTGCATAGTAGGGTATTGTAAAGCATCCATTAAATACAATCTCTCCCTTGCTTTTAGCCTTTCCATGGCCTGTATATACAACTTACTTTTCTGTGGTGTCATAGCGAGAATATCTTTTTCACTTAGTGAGGGGTAGAACCTCATAAGATCAAAAACCCAGACATCCTCGCTAGTTAGTTTTTTTCAGAGCTGTATATTTCCTTTAAAACTAGATTTAATTGAGCTGGTAAAAGAAGATCATAAATATCTTTTCTTAATCCAAGACTCTCCAAAAAAGATTTTAATAGTTCTTCTCTCTCATCGCCATCTTTGCATTTAGACAAACCATCAGTGTAGTTTTTAATCTCTAAATTATTAGGCTTTTTAACTTCATGAATTTCTTCATTTAGCTTAAATTGAACAACCTCTTTATTAAATTCTAGCATTAACTATCCTTTATTAAAATTCTGAATGATCGCCACGAGCTAGTAAGTTAATAGTAGTCGGTGCGCTTGCATCCTTATAAGAAGTAAATAGAAATTCAGCCTCTTGCACAGAGCCACCAGAAAAATTAATACTGTTCATTTTAGGTGCAGTGTTTAACATGCAAATATCCTCTGCAATGTTTGAATCAATATTTCTAACTGGATGTCCCACAAGTCTACCACTATAAGTAAACATAGAATTGTAAAGTTTCGCTGTACCAAACCCAGTAATTTCTTTTGTATTGATTGTGACATTATTACCAGTAACAGAGCCAATAAGATCCTGCCATCTAACAGTAGTCATTTCTCTCAATGGAATTGTAATTTCAGCAGAATAACCAGTGATGATTTCATCTTGAATAACTGTACCTTGAGCATCGTCAAGTAATTGAACAACCTCGACAGTAGTAGTTAACTCTGATTCACCTGTCTGGCCAATATAACCACCGAAACCAATTGCACCAATCTCAAAAGTTAAATCTGCTGCATTTGTATTAACTTCCGCTGTTACGGCACCAACAAAAGAGTTTTGAACTTCTACTGCACCACCTGTCGCTTCAAGTCTAACATCAACCGCCGCCAATGCTGTCACAAAAAGACCTGCGATAACAGCAGCAGTATCACCAGAAGTGTACGTTACTGTTATTAATGTGCTTCCGCTCGGTACAGGTGCAGTAGTAGTAGACCCATCCGAAATTAGAATTACATATTTGGTCTCTACATAAGAAGATGAAAAAACATTCAAATCAAAATATTGGCCATCTTGATCACCAGCAGTGTCATTAATAAAGGTTATAGTTCTGCAATGTCTTTTACCGAAGTACCATTTCATTGCTTCAAGTCTTTGGTCTGTTGAACTAGCACTAGTACAAAGAGCCATGTTTACCCCCTAGAATACGCCTGTGAGAGCGTTAAGTTTATATTTATCTTAAATCCGTTGTTGTCCGTTGGCAATTGTTCTACATTTATACTATCTGAAATGACGTTAACAATTGTTTCAACACCGCTAAAGTTTTTTATATTAGTAATATAGTCTCTAATACATATCGCCTTGTCTAGTAACTCATCATACTCTGCTAACTCGTTTACATATCCAAAGCCAAATATGCTAACCACAACACTTAAATTGTCCTCTGTGAATTCCGTTCTCGATGTATTGTTAATGTTATTAATTTCGATTTGAAATGACCTCCCTATGAGAGTCTCACCTATGTCTTGATCATAAAATGCACTGGTATTCTCAATTAAATCGCTGTCTATTGATTTAACGCCTGATCGAATATATGATCTTATCTCGGCTATCATCTAAGTATCAACCTGAATGATTTAAGGTCTTGTATTTCACTGCCACCATCTATTGTTGCACTGTTATCCTTATCTATTCTTATGGCCCCACGATCTCTTTCGTAGTTTCGCAGTGCCTTATATTCGTTTATCTTTTCAGCAAACTTATCACCAACACTTATAAATAAGTCATTGTAGATAATTAAAATAGCTTCATACAGTGACCACTTACTAAGCTCTCCAGTTAGATTTAACTGATCTTTAGTATAAGCTGTCCCGTCATAATTCCATATTCTTTTGCGGTCTAGATAGTTTACTATTCTTGACTGTGCTTCTCTATGAACATTATTGTATGAGTTTCTGCCTATTGGAATGTATCTTTTTAATTCATTTTCGATCTGAAATATTTGTGAATCTGTGGAATATAAATTATCATCTTCTACTGAAATTACTTTAATGCTGAATGTTTGAGTAACAGTGTCCAATCCGTCCGTGGCCTGAACACTGATGGTTTTAGATTCATCTAAGGAGTAAGACCAATCTAAGAACCATTTTGACTGATCTGCATTATAAACACTTATAAATGACTCACTGGCCTCTGGCTTTATTAAAATGTCGGTTATGCCTGTACCGCTAACAAATGACCTAGATACGTCTATTCTAGTCTTGTCACCAACTTGTACAATCTCTTCTTTCACGCAGTTTAGAAAAATCATGGCATACTCCAATCTAATGTATTCATCGACCAAAATAAATGGCCACATACAAAGCCAATTAAAAATGGGATTGACGGATATTTATGTGATGCTCTTATAATATGAGCCGAAATAGATTCATACTTACCTTTCTTTGCAATAATCCAGAAATCAAAAATTGCAATAATTAAAACTAACAAAATTACAAAAGCTATTGTTATATTCATAGTGTTGCCGCCAATATCCAAAGATCATCAAGCATTTCTTGAGTAAAATTTAAAGCTGGAGCAAGTTGATTTACCATTTGATTACTTCTTAAAAATGCTGTGGAATATTCCCACTCAATCATAGCAAGAGATTTCATCGGCTCGGGTTGTGAGTTAATAACATCCTCGATCTGCTGCATTGATATTCCACTCAAGACTAAGGCTTGACGAAATTGGCGAGGAGTTACTTGCTCTGGGACGTATAAGTTTTCCGCAATCACTTCCTCAAAGCTTTCGATCTCTTCAGAAAGATTGTTGGCTTGCTTAAACGACAATGCCTCTTCTTCTGTGGTGAACTCTATTGTTTTGTCACTAAGGACTATTTTAAATTTAATCAATCCCTACCCCCAGGAATAGTGATCTTGTGATAATAGTAATCAATGTAGACGCTACTCTGCGCTGTACCGATAATTTTTTTAAGATTCAAAGCAATGCCGCTTAACCTTGCTGAGGTGTTTGGGATATTGGTTGTACTTGTAGCAACCAACACTTCATTGATAAAAAATTGAGCTTCTGTCCCTGAACTATTAACAATAATTTTAAATCTGTTGTACCCGTTATCTACTGCCACACCCGAATCAATTGTGGTTTGAGTGTTGTTGCTGCGAGTTATGCAAAGCCAGTTAGGCCCAAATGAGTCAGAGTAAACAAAATAAACTCCGTCAACAGGAGCACCGTTTCCTGTTAGATCATGGATGCCTACATAAATAACGTATCTATCCACACCGCTACTTATTGCGCCAAGCCTAAACCTCCATCTTTGATCTATTTCAAAATAACCAAGAGCAAAAGCACCCGTCTGTCTGCTCACCACTGTTCGACCTGTGGCAGTTCCTCCAGTATCAAGATGAAGTACCCCGACCGCTTTTTGAGATGCGTTTGAGCCATCGGTTGTAGTATTGCTTGCCCCTGCCCCCGAACCTGCCTGAGTGAGAGTCCAACCTAAGTTAGTTTTGATACCCATAATAAAATCATCAAAGAACTCTGACATAAACTGAGGGTCGAAAATATCTTTCTTTAAATTAAGTGCATCTTGCTGTAGTGTTGAAATCGGTTTATTAATATCACTTGTATTATCAACGTTGCTTAACCCTACTTGAGCTTTGGTAACTGCATGTGGATTATTGGTTAAATTAGCATGAGTAGATGAAGTAACCGAATTATCAAAATCAGAAATAGTATTAGCTAACTGAGTACCAGTATGATTACTTCTATCTCTATTGTTAGTATCTCTTATATCAAGCTCACTAGGTGTCTCAAATCCATTAGGATTGCTATTATCATATTTCAAATCAAGAGCATCTTGCTGCAACGTTGAAATAGGTTTATCTAAATCGCTTGTGTTATCGACATTTCCCAATCCAACATCACTTGAAGTTGTACCATGTGGGTTAGTCCCATCATCAAGCGTAAGACCTGAGTGTATTGTGGGAGCATCATCACCAGCTGGGCCTTGCTCACCTTGCTCACCTTGTTCACCTTTCTCTGCGATTATTTGCCATGTATTTTCTGTCGGTAGTACATCTAAGTTATTAACGAGAGATACGTAACTAGAGCCTTCATATGTTACAACATCACCTAAAACATAATTTGTGGCGTTGTCATATTCACCAAGATAATTTAAACCACCATCAATATTAATTTGAACAGGGTTAACAGAATAGGTGAGAACTGCACTTCTAGAATCCTCTAAGCCTATAAACTTGTTAAATTCTCTATCTTTAATAGCGTCTGATTGCGGCATAATCCCTTAATCAAAGGGTAAGTTTTAAGCTTACCCTTCTTAGCAAATCAAATTTAAAACTAAACTGGTGCTAAGAATTCTACATAAACTTGTAGTTTCCCAGCGGTAAGAGCTGCTGTCCCAACACTTAGATTCAAATCTAAATCAGAACCAACTCTATAAGCAAGCATGTGATCGTTAGTATCGTCCCACATTAATGCACCAGCTACTTCTCCAACTCTAATAACAGCGTTATCAGAACCAGCAAGAGCAAAGATGTCTGCAAAAAAACCGTCAATATCTGTGTTACCAAGTGTAACAGTAGCAGAACCATCAGAAGTAAGAGCCTCTTCTACATAGATATATATATCAGTGATAATCATCCCTGCAGACAAAGCGGTAATGTTTGGAGTTAATGCAATTGCACTAACAGCCCCACCAGAAATTGAAAAGTCATAATCAAATCTGGCCAATTGTTTTTCATTTTGTAGTTTTGGCATTTTTATTCTCCGTTAAAATAAGTTCACTTTCGTTTATTTGGGTGTAATACCACCCTACATGCTCATTACTTTTAGAATCGAAATAGAAATTAATAAACTTATATTCCATGCCATCTTTAGCATTTAATAATTGTATCTTTCTTTCTAATCCCATTCTTGAAGTGGCACTAATACTTTTTGGTACAATCAATGAACTTCCAGTAAATAGTGCCATATCATTAAGCCTTTATTAAGCCGATGGTAATTTAATAGCTAATAAACCTGAGTTTAAAGCCTTAACACCATAAAGTTGATCCATAACCCATCTACGTGAACCAGTCCCGTACTCGATAGCTTTTTGGTCTTCAACAGATGGCATAGAACCAAAACCGTAACAAAGAGCAGCTTTATGAACAAGATAACTATTACCGGCCGCAACCTCGTCTGATTCAAATACTGGAATCCCATAAAGAGTACCGATCTGGCCATTTCTCACGATGTCTAAGTTAGACTTAGAAGCGTCAACAAAACCGTCGATCTTTAAAAGATTTCCATATTCCGCATTGGAAAAGATGAAAGATCTATCCATCTTAGGAATTCTAGCAACATTTGCAGCTGTAATCATATCAACAATTGTTGACTGGCTTAGTGCAGCTGGAGTTAGAACATTCCCTGAATCGATAGAAGCATCAAATGCAGCATAAATGTCTGCATCAAGACCTAATCCGTGTTGAACAGTTGCTTCTCCAATTGCTTGTTGAAGGATTTGAACTTTAGCACGAGCTTGATCAAATTTCTTAATAACCCATTGGATGTGAGCTTCTTGATTTAGATTTAATTGATCAAGATCAAACAATGCTTCTTGATCGTCACCTTTTTGTGATCCAGATAATTTCTGTACACTAAAAGCATTTGTCCAGCGTGGGAAAGAGATAGACTTATCACCTTCCATTGCAAAACTTGTAACATCTGTAAAGATGCTAGAAAGAATTGAGCTTTTTCTTAGTTTAACTTGAACAATAGACGCGATTGAATCTTGTCCAGTGTTTGAAGCGGAAGTTACATTTTCAACCATTTTATTCTCCTGTTATTTAAGACCCTTGATATAATCTTCAAAGATGTCTTGTTCTGTTTTTTCTTTTGCATTAGGAGCTGTTTTACTTGGCACCCCAGCAGAAGCTATTTTATTACTTGAATTGAAAAGAAAGAAGTTGTCCTTCTTATTCTTCTCAATAACTTGAGTTAGAGAATTCTTATCAATAGTAAAATCCTCACCTACATTGATTGAGCGCAAGTCTTCGTCATCCATAAGCCTAATTAATTTATCTGGATCTACGCAGCCCAATTTAAGTGCTTCGCGCTTGATTTCACCAGTTAATGTATTCCAAGCATAAGTTTTTTCTTTTTTACTCATACTCTCGTTAAGCTCTAGAATCTGTTTACGATAAGTGTCAACTAGCTCTTCGGTTTTACCTTCTCGCTGCAATTTTTCTTCTCTAAGTGTCTGTAGTTCTTTTTCGTACTCACTTAACTTAGATTGCGCGGTCTTCTTTTCGTTTAAAGCTTTTTGAAAACTCTCGTAAGCAACAAAATCTTTTTGCTCTTTACCATTAACGCCACTGGTGTTTTCTGGCTGCTCCACTGGAGCTGATGTAGTCTCTTCACTCATTTTCCATTCCTTTGTCTATGTTGTCAATATTTGCTAATTATGATAGCAATTTAAATATTCTGTCTCTAACTAAACTTAATATTTTGTCTCTACCCTCATCACTCAATTTTAAAAAATCATACTTAAGATCATTGACTAAATACTCAGCTATTTTTGAGAAACTAACCTTTTTACCTATAAGACCACTTTTCCCTCTATATTTCTTGTGTAACTTGTCAGAATTACCAATTACAAATGTCTTATCAGTAGTATTCCCTAAAACATTCTTTCCTAAATCAGCTAGTAGTTCACCAGTAAAAACCGCCTTAATCTTATTTCTGTCATAAGCAGAGTCAGTCTTATTTAACTTGTCGTATGTTTTTCTCCACTTTAATGTCGAGCTTGAGGGTGCTCCAAATTCAACATTCTTCTTTATATCGGCCACAACAATAACACCTATCTCACTTCTCAAATTCTTATCTCTAAACAGTTTATTAAGCTTAATATTCAAGTCCCTATTAAGTCTCTTCGCCAATTCCTTTGTCCCTTTAACTTTAATTGTCGCCATCTAAACCCTGAAATCCTAAATTTATTTCTTCATTTATTGCTTGTCTAAGTGCAGCGAGATCGGTAAGGGAAGGTGTGCTTACTTCGGACTCTTTAATTCTATCCACATCTCTTAACACTCTAGAAATATCTTTTTCTTCTTTAAAACCAAAGAAAGTTCTAGTCGGCAATGTATCGCCTACATTGTGATTATATGCTTTGAGGGTTTCAGTACCTTCCGCAATTTTAATCTTAACTACATTCTTTTGTGATTGTGATTCTTCAAAACTAGACAACATATCGCCACTCAGAGTTAGATCAACAGAGCTTTGGGATACACCTTTAAATGCAGCATAACCTTTTGTATATTTAGTGAATTTTTTGCCATCGATATCTTTGCCAGACGTAGTTCTTTCAACCATCTTGTCAGCGGCAAGTTCAAAGAATAATTCCTTCTGTCTATCGCTAGGTTCGTAGCCTAGAAGTTCTTTTAGATTAAACCTCTGGGATACCTCACTCTTCGAGTACTTTGGCTTGAATATTCCCGTCATTTAAGTCACTCCCTAACTCAAGTTGGTCTATTTCTTTTATGCGCTTGACAGCTTGTTCCATTGTTAAATTTCGATATTCCATAAGAGCATGTACTCTTGAACTTAAACCCATCTCAATTTCTTTCTGAGCGATGTCTAGCAGTTCCATATCTGTTTTAATAATTTCTGGCTTAGCATATTCTAATGACAGTGTTACATCGCTTGGATCACTAAATTGTACTTGGTAAATGTCACTTAAAAGCAACTCACCATTAAATCTTTCACCTCTGTATGATGCAATCCAGCATGATATAATCTCAAGCATTCTATTCTCAACTTTAGCAAACATAGAAAAGTCTTCTTGTGATGCTTCAAATTTCTCAATCATTTGTAGTAGCTTTTCAATACCGCTTGATGCTGTTGATGTAGTAGGGCTTCCACTAATAATAGAAGTATCTAAACCCCTGCTAGAAAGGAATGCTGACAGAAAAGATTCTCTAAACTCTCTTACGCCACCTAGATCTGCACCAGTATTAGCAAATCCAAATTCAGAACTAACTTCATTGTTGGGATTGACTGGAATGAAGATCATCTTATCAACACCTACTCTAATATTCTCAGGCATATGTTCAGCATCACCTTTATAATACGGCTGTGCATGCCCTTGCATTTCTACAGTTTGGTATTCACTTGTTAGAATGACGTTATACATTATAGTTGCATCATAAAGGGAATCGCCTGATCTCACCCAGTATTCAAAATCCTTGGCCTTAGATATGTCAACGAAAGGTAAACATCCAAACTCTGCAAGTGGTGACATAATATTGGGATCATTATCAATAAATGATTCTAATACCTGTTGTGTTTCTTTATCTAAGATTTCACCCCTTCCATTCATTACAAAATTAAGCTCATCCGTCCAAACATAATATCTCTCATGCTTAAGTTTAGGATCATCATAATCAGCTATGGCTTGATTAGTCATATCTCTATATTTATCACCTTGAGAAAAACCTGTTGAATTATCATCACGCCTAATCTTATCTCTAGTTGTGTTGTCGAAATTACTTATAATGTATGCAAATGCTTTCTCTGGATCTTTATGGCTTGGTATAACGTCATAATGGTGTGGTAATAAAACCCTGGGCTTTAGTTTATTTTCTTCTGGGTAGATTTGAATGCAGCATTGATCTTGATACTTATAAGCTTCGTTAGCTCTTTTAAGACAAGTATTAACATCCATATCTTCATATATTAACTCAATATCTTCTGACTCTTTGTCGCCTATGAAAAAATCTCGCATCGGCTCTTTTTTATAAATTGAACTTTCAGCTTTAGAAACTCTTCTCTGAAGATTAATGTTAGCAAATATATGCATTTCCTTAACTGTGTCGTAGTCTAATTTCCCCTCGAGATACTCCTTAACATACTGATAGAAATTATCATTTTGCATGTTCTGTTTTTTGTAGCTTGATATCTTTCTCTGAACATTTTCATCACCCTTAATTTCGGCAATAATTCTTTTTCTGTATTCTAAGTTTAATAAGTTTTGCTCCACTACCTTCTCCCTGTCCTTGGCGTTAAGTCTAATTTAACAAATGGCATTAACTTCCAACATACATAACCAAGGCAATCGCTAATATGTGTCAAGTGACTATTAGCACCCTTTTGATCGAGCTTATTATCCTTCCATGTTACTTTTTCTAAATCGCCTATAAGCTTCTTGCATTTATTATCAATTATAATTTGATTATTTGTGAAAAGTCTATTCACGTTGTTAACCCTGTCTGATTGCAAAGGGTTATATGTATTCATTACTTGAAATCCATTCTCTTTTAGTGTTTGAAAATCTGTTATTCCAGAGGTTTTTCTATTCCCGCCAGTACTATCAGGTATAACCTTAAGCCCAGAATAACCCCTCCTTTTTAACTCAGTACACATCCTAGCAGTGTCACTATTTTCTAAATATACCTCATCTATAACTCTTACCGTATCATCTGCTATCTGACATATTAACGCAGTCATTGGGTTTACGTTAAAATCCATACCTATAAACTTAGTGCCATCTAATGACTTAACAATCTCAACATGTCTTTCTCTATTAAATGCATAATAAGCGTTGCCCTCACCCTCATCATCATATAACCCTAATAAGAATCTATTTCTAAACTTCTCAGGCATCTTTTCTAATGTCTTTAAATAATCCTCGTCTATGTTCTCGATGTTGTCTTTAGGATTCATTAACATTGATGCGTAATTATCCCTATCTTCTATTGCCTCGTCTGACTCAGGATCTACTCCTTTCTCAAATAACCAATAACTCCAATGCGACTTCTTTGGAGGGTTCTGATCATAATAAGCTTTTTTAACTAAGCTATTCTTTTCTGCCAATCTGGTGAGTGCTACTTGAACGGATGCATAAGATAATTGTGAACACTCATTGAAAAATATTGTGCTAAATTCCTTACCTAATATCTTCTCTACTCTTTTATCATCATCAAGGCCTGCTATCCATATCTCAGAACCATTTGGCAATTGTATAAAATAATCTGTTTTATTCATTGAGTAGGTCAAGCTTGGAAATGCTATGGCCATAACCTTAATAAGCGTATCAAGCCATATGGAAGTTTTAATCGAGTTAAATGTTTGCCTAAGCATCACATGCCTAGACTTAACCTTGCATGCCCTGACTATAATGGCGAATACTATAATAAAAGTTTTACCAGACCTAGAACCACCATACAGCATTATATGCTTAGCTTTGGAAGCTAGAAGTTTCACAGATTTTATTTGCACTATAGTTTTTTTAAAGCTCTGAATCATCTTTGTCGATGTTTATTACAACACCCTTCATATCAATTTCAGATTCTGACTTATCCGCCCACTTGCAAAGGTTTTTCAAACAAAATATAAGCATTACAGTATTGCCTGATGTAGCTTGCTCAATTGCTTTCTGCACTAACTTAACTTTTGTTCTGGACAACTTTCTTTCTGCATATTCAGTGAATGTTAAATTATGCCTTTTCTTGATATGGTTTTTAATGGTAGTATCAGTTGTTTCTAGTATTTCTGCACAAACAATCAATGAAGATTTATAAGCTAATAAACCATCTAATTTATCCCATGAAAAGGGTGCATTTGCTGCATCGTATTCTTTTGTCATTTCTCAGCAACCCTTTCTTTAAGTAATTCTTCGTAAGTTTGTCCTGTAGATTCTAATGTAACGTCGCTTCTACCAGTGTAATTCATATATCGGTTAATGATTACGTCACAGTATTTTTCTGATAATTCGATACCGTAGCATTTTCTACCTGTTTTCTCTGATGCAATTAGCGTTGATCCACTTCCCAGAAAGAAATCTATTATTAAATCGCCATTCTTACTCGAGTTGTTTATAGCATTTTCTATTAGTGGTACTGGCTTCATTGTTGGGTGTAAATCATTTTTAAGTGTTCTCTGGAACTCCCAGATATCTTCTTGCTTATACCTTTCCCCGTAAAAAGCACCGCTATCACAACCATAAACAATAGGCTCATATCGAGATTTATAATCTTTGCCGTTTAATGACGCTTGATTTTTCATCCATATTATTATGTTTTTCCAGTCAAAGCCAGCGTCTCTCAGGGGGTTAAAGATTTCCTCTAATTTTAAGTCGCAAAACGAGAAATACCACGCTTTTGGATTTAGCATTTTTATATTAGTTAACACAGAAGTCATAAAGTCATAAAACTCGTCTTTAGCCATGCAGTCATTTTTTATAAGCTCATGCTTAGTGTTTGCACCCTTGTGATTCAATACCTTTTTGCCGCCAGAAGTTGTATTGTTAAGCCCTTGCCCCTTAAAGCCTACGTTATACGGTGGATCAGTAAAAACCATATCAGCTTTTTCACCATTCATTAACTTATCAACATCATCAATCATAGTGCTATCTCCGCACATGACGCGGTGATTACCTAGTAGCCAAATGTCACCACGCCTCGTAATTGGATTCTGAACCTCTGGCACATCATCTTCGTTTGCTTGTGGATCTAATGATTCAATTTCTGGAAG